CAGACCACGCTCATCGGTCCATGCAGCGATTTGAATCACAGCATTTTCCAGCGAGGTCTCGTTCAGGTCAGCGTTGGTCGAAGGACGGTTGCTGTTGGTAGCGCCGTTCACCAGTGGGTGAGCCGTGCTGAACAGGGAAACACCGTCACCACCCAAGTAGCCGTTGCTGAAACCGTTGTTCAGAACAGAAGCAGCCTTGACTTGCTTGGTGTACGCCATAGCGCGAGCAAGAGCCTTGGTATAACGAGCCGAGAGGCTGTCATACAGGTTGTCTTCCACAGCTTCTTCGGTGATCGAGAAGCCAAGAGCGATGGTTTCGTGGTTGTAGCGAGCGGTGAACGCTTCCTGACCATTGTCATATGCAATGGCGGAACCTTCGTTCTTCACTGGCGCAGCCGAGAAACCAGACAGCTTGGTCTCTTCTTCAAAGGAACGCTCAGATTTTTCAACCGTATACAGTTCCTTGTGTTGTTCGCCGTAACGAGCATACTCCAAACCAAACAGCGCATTCAGGCCGGGAAGGAGTTCTTTTAGCAGTTGGGCACGAGAAATTGCCATTTTATATTACTCCTTAAGCCACGTAGTAGCGGTGAGCGCCGAAGTTCAGCTTGACCAGAACTTCTGGAGACTGAACCAAAACGATGTTGGTAGCGGTGATCGGGCCACCAGTGTTACCAAGCGAAGGGATGGTCGTAACAGTCAGAGACTGCGACGTAGCAGACGACACAGTAGCCGCCGTGCTAACAGTCGAACCCGTGAACTGCATCTGACCGCCGACCATGTTGTACAGGTCAGTGCCGATTGGAATGACTTGACCAACCGTCAGGCCAGACACCACAACCGCCGTTGCCGCTGCTGCACCGCCAGACACATAGGTGACCGAAGTGATGATTTGCGACTCAGGAACCAGATTCATCAAGCGGAAGCCACCGCCAGAAGTCGTTGCCGAAGCACCGACCACAGCACCTTGGCCGTTGTTACCGCCGCTAGTACCAGTCAGCGTATTGCCAGCCAGATTCAGACCCACCAGCAGCGACGAAGCCGAGCCGATGGTGGTTGCGCCAGCAGCAGTCGTGACTGCCACTTGGAACACCGAGTCAGGATCGTCACCGACGATAGCAGTGATGTCGCCAGCAGCCGTAGACGCTGGGTAGAACTGCGAGAACAGACGTTGCTTCGTTGCGGGGCTAGTAAAATAGCAACCCAAGAAGACGCCAACAGTGGTGTTGGTGGTGCTAACTGCCGCCGTAGCTGGAACAATGTAGCCCGCCGAGAGGGTGACGAGGTCACCGTAGTAGATGTTAGCGTTATAGTTATACTGGATCGGAAGATTCCGAGTAGAACCCGCGAATACCTGACCACCGATTAGGTTGACAGGTTTGAACCCGTATGGGGCTGCAACCGTTGGATAAGCCATTTAAGACTCCTTATTTAGTACCTGAACCAAACCCCGCGCCGCGAGTCACTGCTGACTTGCGCTCCGCAAACAGCGGCATACGGGGGTCATTTTGTCGAAGGAAATTATTATCTACAGATTCAGCCTGCTGCTTATTGACATTGTCGTAGTACTCTGTCATCGCAGCGAGCTTATCTTCGGGCATCCTGCACAGCAATAGCCCACCAATCTCGACGTTGCCAGAAACATTACCTTGGATCATCAACTCAGGATGGTCCGCAGCTTTGACTGGCTCCCAGCCGTCACGCATCTTGCGTGAGACGTTGGTCGGATCGGCTTGACCCAAAATATGAGTCGCAATATAGCGAAACGCAACACCCGCTTGCGGGGTTGGATCGGGAAGGGCACTTGAGGGTTTGTATACGTAGCGCGTTTGTTTTTCGCGGGTCTCAAGATCACGGGGGGTGCGGTTTTCAGCCATTTTGATTCTCCAATTTTGCGACTTCGGCGGCGTACTGTTGAGGGGTCAGACCGTATTTCTTAGCCAGTGCTACTTGCGTAGCGGTTAGAGATACTTTCCTTGGCCCCGTCGAGCGGGTTGCAGATGCGACTACGGACGCAGGTTTAGAGGTTTTGGCCTTAATGAACACTTCAGGGAACGTCGAGTGCAACCTCGAATCAATCTGCCTAAAGTAATCATCGCTTGACGGTTCAACACCGTTATTCACTAGTTTTTGATGCAGCCCTAGTGAGAAGCTGGTTAGTTCCTCGTACCCCGGAGATCCAAACCACTGGTTTTTTTGCATCCAGCGCTGTGTCTTCTGATCTGGTTCTACTTGTTGGGGGATAGATTGACGAGGTTGTACATCAGTTTCGTCTATCTGTAAAGAGGTTGGGTTAAATCTTTTCGCCTCTTCGAGTTTCCACTTTGCATCGGTGAGAGCTTCTTGGGCCTTAATGATCGCATCAGCATCGAAAGCTTCTTGTGCTTCCTTGTACATCTTGCGAGCCATAGCCATTTCAGCTTCAGCAGCAGACTTGATAGTCGTAGCGTAGTGCTGCGTGCCATCGTTCACATACCTCTTGAGATTTCTGTTCTCGTCAAGAAGATGCTTCGTGAGCTTGTCAAGCTCTTCACGTTCGCGTTGGATTGCTTCCTTAGCCCGACGCTCATCATGCCGTGCATGGGTCAACTCCTTGATACGGTTCTTGACCTTATCCGAGTAGTTTTCAATCTCATCCTCAGATGGATCTTCGACTTCACGCTCAAGCGGCTTGCGGCCACGATCTTGTTCAGGAGTATCGTCAACAATCTCGATTTCAATCTCTGATGAATCCTCACCAACGACTACTTCGTTCTTGTCTTCTTTTTCGTCTGGAAAGACATATGGTTCCATGCATTACTCCTTAAGCGCGGCTAATGCCACGTGGGTCTTCGATAGTACCTTCCACTTGATCGTCATTGATCATGCGGAACTCCTTGCCAAACACCTTGAATCGCGTACCTGAGTATGCGCGGACAAGCACGAAGTCACCTTGCTTGCACCAAGGCGTATCACCGAACTTATCGACATCTTGGTAGGCTTTGGGGCCGAGTTTCACAACAAACAGTACTGTGGTTGAGTGCTCCTCTTGCCGTAGCGAAGCGGTAGCCTTGACCAGATCGAGGTCAGTGCCCTCAAGTTTGTCGGAGACATCAGGAACCATGCACAGAATACGCCAGCCCGAGGGTTCGGGGAGCGACTTACCGCGCTCTTCAATAGGAATATCTTCCTCTTGAGTTTCACGTGGTTGGATCTGTGGAAGGATTAGACCGGGAGGCAGAATGAGGTTACTCATCGGATTCTTCAACTTTCTTAGCAAGGTCAAGTAAGTAACGCTCCGCGAGGGCTAGACCCTGAATAACCCCGCAGAGTTTTTGATATTCGTCAAAAGTTTTGCAGACGCCCGTGGCTATATCGTCCGTATAGTTGTTCATATCAGTGCGTATTTGGTCGCGCAATACACGTGCGAAGGTAGTAATCATTCTGTTGGTTTCGTCTTGGAAGTTTCTTGTTTAACTTTTGCAGCACTGATGCGCTCCTCAACTCGCTGCTTCCTAGTGTTGTGGTTGTCTTGCGCCTTGGCCCTAGCGATGTCGATACCCATGCGAGTGCCATCACGCTCTTGTTGAGCAGCCAACTTGTCTTGTTCTGCCTTGGTCTTGATCTGAACCTGCATTGCGCCAAGCTGCAACTCCCCGTCAATCTGGGCCTTTTGAGCCTCCAACTGATCAGCCTTGGCCGCAGTATCAGCAGCGAGTTTCTTCTCGTCCATCTGCCCCTTATGCACGGCAACCTGTTGCTTGATCTGCAATTCTTGCTGCTTGATCTGGACTTCCTGCTGCTTAAGTTGCAGTTCCTGCTGCTGCATCTGAACAATCGGATCTTGCTGAGCTTGTTGAGCTTGCTGTTGCGCTTGGTTTGCTTTACTCATCTGGAGCACTTGCTGCGCTGCTTGAGCCATCATCTGCGACATAGCGTTCTCGACTTCTGGATCCAGCTTCACTTCGCTGTCTTCCGGAGGCATCTGCATACCTAACTGCTGCTCGATCTTCTGGCGGTACGCATACGCAGCGTGTTCAGCGATGTGGGCCATACCCGCGCTCATCATCTGTTGAGCCTTGGGGTTCTGACCGATCAGTTGCGTAATCGTTGGATCTTGGGTCATCGACATATGCACTTGGATATGCGACTCATGGTCTTGGAAGATGAATGCCTTCAGCGGCTCGCACTTCAGGATGTCCATGTTCTCCGTGACCGGATCTTTTGGCTTCATGTCGTCAGGGAGTGGGACAAGCTTTTCAGCGTTCTTGATGCCCAAGACATCCAACATGGCACGGTGCAGTTGTGGGAGGTTGTAAATCTCAGGGGCCATCTGCGCCATCTGGATCACAGCCTGATACTGCACAACACGCTGACTCATAGTTGCAGCGTTAGGATCACTGACCGGGATGATATCTACGTGGGAATAGTCTGACTTCTTGGCTCCCGTACTGTCATCGCCGGGGTCGTAGTCATACGTATCATCCGTATAGTCACGGATGATTGCGGCGAGGAGTTGTAACTCTTGCTTGAACGAATAGTGAACCCGAGCCTGAACCGCCGTCATCACCTTAAGCTGTCGCTCAAGGATCGCCAGAGTTGAACCAACAGGAGCGTTAGCCGACATATCGCTGACGTTCATATCAGCAGATGCAGCGAAGCGACGACCCTCATCAACGATCTTGTCCAGCAATCCAGCCAGAACCGCACTTGGTTCCTTGTATGGAAGTGGCAGCAAGTTGTCGCGCAAGGCTCCAGAGCCAATATCTACATCTCGCCACTCTCCGGGGGCGATGGGGGTGTCGTCTCCCTTGATTCGCAGTCCTCGGGATTTGAGTCCTCCGGGTAGGTTGGACAGCGTTCCTGCGTCAACCAACTGTCGCATAATGCTAGTAGCTGACTTCGCATATCCTCCGATGAGATGGAATAGGCCAAAGCCATACGCGCCAAAACCGGGGATGTACTGATAATGGACGAAGTGCTGACGCTTGAGCTTGAGGTCGTCGTCCTCTTTCCAGTTCCGCCTAATAGCAAGGACTTCATTGGATCCTTTGATTAAAGTGACAACATACGGAAGATAGATCCCCGTTTCTTCGCCTTTGTCGTCCTTATCCTCAAATCCCTTGAGGTCAAGATCCACGTGGCACTCATAGATAGTCAGTCGATCATCGTTAAGATCGCTGAAGCCAGTCTCTTTGTCCTTGGCTTTCTGGATGTCATCAGACTCTTTAGTCGGGTCAGGCAACTCAATATCTCTGTAGAAGCCCGCTTGTTGCAGCTTCAGCACCTCGTTCTTGGTTTTACGCATCACATGGGTGAGGCGGTAGCAAGTGTCTAGGTCAGACGTACCATATGGAAGAATGATGTCTTCTGCTGGAATGAAGATCGAAACTTGACGCCCCAGTGATGGGTCGTAGTACACTTTCTTGAACGCAGAACCCGTGGCCGGGAGGCTCCATAGCATCCGCTCATGTTCTGGCCTGAACTCCCGCATGATTTCGGTGAGTTCATAGTTCATGTCATCCTCGACACGAACAGCGGCTTCCTTCTTCTCTGGCGTTTCCTTACCAAGGATCTTTGTGCGTACTGGCCCTGATGCAGGGAAAGTCTCGGTGATGGTTTCTGACTGGAAGCGGATCACGGCCTCAGTAATCATGGGGTGAAACACGCCACAAGCACCGTTCCAAGGCTCAGTACGTTCCTCGTATTGCAAACCTAGCAGTTTCAGACCCTCGGTGTAGGCTTTTTCCCAGTCCTTGCGTGAAGCTTTGTCGTTATCTATGTCATCAACGAGGTCTCCAGCCATCTCAGACATGGCCCCCTCATCCATCTCTTCAGCCAAATTCTCGTCAAAGCTCTCGTCTTCTTCACCTTTTTCGATGGAGAGTTCCATATCCCCAGCGCGGATGTTCACCTCTTCGGGATCAATGATCTCGATCTCAATGGGCTCTTGCTCTTGCCCAGCATCTTCAAGGCCCAGTGGGGCTTGGTACAGCCCTTTATCAATGTTAGTAGCCATACAATCCTTAAGGGAAATTAACGCTAACTACAGAGCAGAGTTCTGCAAATGTCAGTGCGCGGTCTTTATCGAAAAACTCCAAGGTAAACAGATACCGTGGCTTTGTAAAATTGTAGA